GCGCAGTCCGAGATGATCGGACCTGTGCTCAGCAAGGCGTTCACCGGCATCGCAATCGTAGGTTTCATCCAGCTCGCGACGCTTGCCGGCGAGAAGCTTTCCGCTCTAATCGCCGACACGTACATCTTCACGGATGCGCAGAAGGCCCTATATTCGCAGATCGTTGGCGACAGCCAGAAAATTGTCCAGCTGAACGAGCAGCATCAGAAGGCCTTGAGGGATATCGCTGTCGTGGGACTGCCTCTGGCTCAGCAGGAGCAGATGCGAGCGCAATGGGCGAAGCAGGATGCCGACGCCCTGAAATCACAGGTGGAGCAGACCGAGAAGCAACTCTCGCTGGCGACGCAGCAACTCAGCGTGCTACAGAAGCAACGGGAGGCGGCTCAGTCGCAGACCGTTACCGTAGCAAAAGTTGGGACAGTATCCGCCGACCAAGGGCAATTCGACAAGGGTATCGCGGATGCGGAAGCCGAAGTCACGCGCCTCTCCTCATCCCTGGCCGTGCTCCGCGCTCAGTACACCGTAGCGGCAGACGCCGCGGAAGGGATGTCGAAACGTTCAGGCGTCGAGCAGTCGAGAGAGCACGCTCGCGCCATTCAGGAAGAGTACGACAGGGTATTTCGGCTCAACGAAGCCATGCAGAGACTGCAAAACGAAGCGGATCGCCTGCGTCTTGCCCAGGAGCAGCTCGACCGCGAACAGCAGGCCCTCGGCGAGTCCGCCGTCGCGAAACAAACAGAAGAGCAAACGCATGCGCTCGAACAGCTCTCCGAAGCGCAGCGCCAGGTCGCAGAAGAGCGACTACGCGATGTCGAACGCGATGCCGTCGCCGAAATCGACATCCAGGAACAACAGGTTCAGGAACAATTCAGACTCGGGCAACTGAGCGCGGCACAAACCCGCGATAGGCTGAATGCGTTGGCCGCTCAGAAGCTACAGATAGAACTCGACTACCTGAACAAGCTGCAAAAGCCGATACAGGAAAGAATCGCGACCGAGGAAAAAGCAAACGCCGAGGACCTAAAGGAATGGCAGAAGCTTCAGAGCCAAAAGCTTGAGGCGCAGCGGCAGTTCAACGCCCAGGTCGAAAAGAACAACGAGACGTCTGCAATTCACCAAATCACTCCGTTGCAGCGCGCATTTCAGTCACTCGAACGTGAAATGGACGGCCTTGTACGCAATTTCCTGGAGGGCACGACCAGTATCGGTGGAATGTTCCGGCGTCTCGCTGGCGACATCCTCATGACGATGATAGAGGCGTTCGCGCGCCTCATCCTCGAGCAGCTGGCCTACACCGCGACTGCGGGCCTGATTGGCAAGGAGCACGCCTTCGGCGACATCATGCGGTCGGCGTATCAGGCCGCCGCGAAAGTCTATGCGGAAGTGCCCTTCCCGATGAACGTTCCTGTTGCAGGCGCTGTATTCGCTACCGTTGTGGCAATGGGCGGATCGCTTCCTTCGGCGGCGGGAGGCATGATCGTGCCGAACGATACGCTGGCAATGGTGCACAAGAATGAAATGGTGCTGCCTGCGGGAATCTCGCAAGGCTTGCAGGGGCTGATTGGTGCGGGAGCCAGCGGAGGCAACACGACGATTCACATTCATGCGATGGACGCTCAGAGTTTCGCCGAGTTTCTCGACCGCGACGGAAACGCGAATGCTATCGCAGCCAAACTCCAGCAGAGGCAGCGCCTCTTCCGATGAGCAACATAGTCTTCAGCCCGCCGCCTTATCTGGCATGGAGCGTCTTCAAGTCGCCGCAATTCAACACCGTCGTCCAGTCGGCAACAAGCGGAAAGACTGTGCGAGTGGCTCTATGGTCCAACCCCATCTGGACGTTCAAACTCACCTGGGATGTCATTCGAGACGGTAACGCAACGCCATCGGACATTCAAACGCTGATCGATTTCTTCCTCGCGCGACAAGGATCATTCGATACGTTTCTCTTTACCGACCCGACAGACAACTCCGTGAGTAATCAGCAGTTCGGAACTGGCGACGGCACGACTCTGTCCTTTCAGCTTACGCGCACATGGGCGAGTTTTGCGGAAGCGATACAGAACACGAACGGCGCGCCGGTAATCAAGAAAAATGGCGTTACATTGTCAGCCGGCGTCGATTATTCCATCAACTCGACGGGACTGGTCACTTTTTCTGTAGCGCCAGCTACGTCGGCGGTCCTCACCTGGACGGGCAGTTTCTTTTACCGTCTCCGGTTCAAGAATGATCTGCAGGAGTTCGAGAACTTCCTTTTCAACCTCTGGTCGGCGAAGACTGTGGAACTAGTGAGCGAGCGGCTGTGAAGTTCGCATCTTCGGCACTCAAGGCGTTCCTGCCGTCCACGCGGCAATTCTTCGAGGCGGACCTGTTTACGATTACGCCCGCTGGCGGACTGGATGAGAACTTGATTCTCTGGTCTCAGGACCTGAGCAAGTCCGTGTGGACCCGGAGCGCGAATGGCGCGGCCAACGCTCCTGTCGTGACGCCAAACGCTGTTGCCGCTCCAGACGGCAGCATGACCGCCGCCAAGATAGCTTTTCCTTCGGCATCCAGCGGCCAAAATCCAGATGTCTTCGAGACACTGAGCTACCCAACGGCGTCCACTGCCTACACGTTTTCAGTGTGGCTGCGCACGGACTCTACGGGAAGCATCACCTTGGAGATCGCTGACAATCCGACGACCCAGTCGCAGACCGTCGTCGCGAACCTGACGAGCGCCTGGCAGCGGTTCAGTTTGACGTTCACGTTCCCTGCTGGAACCAATCCGCAGGTCCTTCCCGTGCTGCTGAATGAAGGGCCCGCGCCCGCCCTAAATGTATACGCCTGGGGAGCAAAGCTTAATCGCGCCACCTCGCCCGGCGCGTACATTTATACCGCTGGCCAGCCAGTGCTGAATGTTGGCGCGCCGCTTCGTATCACCTCGAGCGACCGCGACGTGGTCTGGGCGGTGACTCCAGGAGATTTCCCTTCGGTATTTTCCTCGGACAATCCGCTCATTTCCCGCGGCCAAATGCGGTGGGGCGTAGGCCTCACGGTCGACACGCTGGACCTAACCTTGCTTGAGCAGGCTCCTGTCACGCTCACGCCACAGATCGCGCAAGGCTACCTGGACGGAGCGCGCGTGCAACTCGACCGGCTATATGGCACGGCGTTCGGCGCGTGGATAGATTCTGTGACTCTGTTTGCCGGCAACGTGGCCGATGTGAAGGAACTCGGACGGTCGCACGCGAAGATCGAAGTGCGGAGCCGACTCGAATTGCTTAACAATTCCTTGCCTCGGAACCTCTTTCAGCCCAGCTGTCGCTGGAGTCTGTTCGATTCCGGGTGCACGCTGAACAAATCTTCGTTCGGCACTTCGCTGACGGTCAGTGCGGTTGCGAACTCCCTGCAATTCACCTCTGGCGCGACGCAGATTGACGGCTACTACGACCTCGGGACGCTTACCTTTACCTCCGGGGCGAACGCTGGCGTCAGCGTCACCGTTAAGCACTTTCTGCATTCGAGCGGCACATTTATTCTCAACTCACCACTGGCGGTCGCTCCTGGGGACGCCTTCATCGCATATCCGGGCTGCGACAAGCAACAATCAACATGCTCTGGAAAATTCAGCAACTTGGTCAATTTTGGCGGCATGCCGTACATTCCGGTGCCGGAGAGCGCGGTTTGATGGACGCGCGCGAACGAGTAACCGCCGCCGCGAGAAGCTGGCTCTGCACGCCGTTCCATCATGAGGCGCGCGTAAAGGGCGTCAAGGGCGGCGTGGATTGTGCTCAGCTGCTCATCGCGGTCTATCATGAAGCTGGCCAAATTCCAGAAATCCAGCCCGAGCATTATCCGCACGACTGGCACCTCCATCGCGACGAGGAAAAGTATCTCTCCTGGGTCGAGAAGTTCGCCCACCAGGTCGACGTGCCTCAGCCCGGAGATGTTGCGATCTTTCGCATCGGACGCACCTGGTCACATGCCGGGATTGTGATCGAATGGCCGATGATCATTCATGCATGGTTTGCGACTTCCGTCGAATATTGCGATGCGTCGAAGGAGCCTCTCCGCTCGTACGCGCGTCGCTTCTACACGCTTGATGAGTGGCGGCCATGAGCGGACTCTTCGGATATACGAACGCTAAGCAGCCTTCCGCGCTCAAGGGAATGCGTGCCCAGACGTCGGTTTACGGCACGGTAATTCCCATCGTCTACGGCAGGACGCGCGTGCCAGGTAACCTCCTGTGGTATGGCGACTTCAAGGCGTTCAAGGTCAAGGCGCAGGGCGGCAAGGGTGGCCTGTTCGGCGGTGGAGGAAAAGGCGGAGGCGGCTATACCTATCAGGCCTCCGTCGAGATCGGCATATGTGAAGGACCGATTCGAGGCGTCCGAAATATCTTTGACTCTGCCGGCGTCCTTGCGGTCAATCAGGCCGTTGAGACCTATACCGTTCCGGGCGGAGGCGGCTCCTACACCGTAACCCATTCCGCTAATTTTTTCGGAAACCTGGGAGTCACGCGCGGCGACACCTACTCCGTCGCCGTAAACGACTACGGCAACCCTGCGGGACCGCAGACCCTGACAGGAACGCAGCAGACTCCGATGGTGCTCGTAGTGTCGAGCCCTGGGGCGGGACAGTATATGGAGAGTGCTGGCGTCTACACATTCTCCGCCGCCGACGCCGGCAAGGTGATGACCATCACCTACGACTGGACTCCGCCGAACTCAACGGATAACGGGCAGCCACTTACCATCGCACAGTTCGCGCAGTTCCTGGGCACGCAGGGCCAGGCGCCATGGAGCTATCTCACGACCAATCATCCCTCGCAGGCACTCGGGTACACGGCACTTGCGTATCTGGCGGCTGCCTCGCTCAACCTCGGTGCTTCCGGCTCGATGGGCAACTACAGCTACGAGGTGGATGCCCTTCTCCCGTTCGGCGCCGGCATCCCCGACGCAAACCCCCGTGATGTGGTGATCGATCTGCTGACGAACTCGCTCTACGGTGCTGGCTTCCCGCTTAACGAGATTGGTGACCTGTCAAACTATTCGGCATTCTGCATCGCTAACGGACTGTTCATTTCTCCCGTGCTTGACAGCGACCAGCCAGCCAACCAGTGGATCGACTCGATCCTGCAGGGCACAAATTCCGAAGCCTTCATGTCCCAGGGCTTCCTGCGAATCGCTCCCTACGGGGATACGTCCGCCGTCGGCAACGGCGCGACCTACATCGCCAATACGCAGCCCATCTACGACTTGAACGACGACGACTTTCTGGATCGCGGAGGCAAGGACCCGGTCACGATCACTCGTCCAACGATTGCCGACGTGTTCAACAACGTAAAGGTCGAGTATCTTGACCGCTCAAACAACTATAATCCGGTTGTCGTAGAAGAGTTCGACCAGAACTCTATCGAGACTTACCGCAAGCGCCAGGTATCGCCTACGCAGATGCACTTCTTCACGACACAAGGCGCGGCGCAGCAGGCCGCCAACATGCTGCTGAAGCGGCAAGTATACGTCCGCAACACCTATGATTTCGCTCTCGACCGCAGATACGTTCTGCTCGATCCGATGGACCTCGTCACGCTCACCGACGCCAATCTCGGACTCTCGAAGAGACCTGTCAGAATTAAGGAGATTCAAGAGCAGCAGGATGGAAGCCTGGCAATCGTGGCCGAGGACTTTCCGTGGGGCACCGCGACGCCGACCCTGTACCCGAAGCAGACGACGTCTCCTTTCATTCCCTCGGCCGATGCCGATCCGGGAAGCGTCAACCCGCCAATACTGTTCGAGGCGCTGAGCAGGCTAAATGGGCAGATCGGCTATGAGGTCTGGATGGGTTTGTCCGGCTCCTCGCCCAACTGGGGCGGCTGCCACGTATGGGTATCGACCGACGGGATCACCTACAAGCAAGTGCTCGATGCCGAAGGCAATACCGCAATGTTCACGCCCTCGCGCATGGGCGTACTAACGACCTCGCTGGCTTCCCATTCTGACCCTGATACGACGGACTCCTTTGGTGTCGATCTGTCGCAGAGTTTCGGGCAATTGTTTTCCGGTTCGGCTTCTGACTGCGACAATTTCCGCACGTTATGCTGGGTGGACGGCGAACTCATCTCATATCAGACGGCGACGCTAGGAGCGATTTACAACTACACCCTCGGGACCAGGCTGCGCCGCGGAGTATTCGGCTCGCCGATTGGCGCGCATACCATCGGCTCGAAATTCCTGCGTCTCGACGAAAATATTTTCGCCTGGCAATACGACCCTACGCTAATTGGCACCACCGTCCACTTCAAGTTCACCAGCTTCAACCTGGTGGGGGCGCGCGAGCAGTCACTTGCGGGCGTAACAGACTACACCCTGACGCTTACCGGAACCGGACCCGGACTGCTGACTCCCGCGCATGCGACCTACAGACCACTGTTGGACCCGCTCACGGGACATGACGCGGGATCAAGTGCCACGATCAATGTCGCGGCCTTTTCTATGCGAGTCAGTGGCATGCCTGACATCGCGGTTAACTCTGGCGCCGTAACCGGCCTTAGCTACGACACGCTGTACTATGTCTACTACGACGACCCGAGCTTCCTCGGTGGCACGGTGACCTATCACGCCACAGGAACAAAGGAAACCGCCCTCAACGGCGCAGGCAGGTTTTTCGTCGGCTCGATTACCACTCCTGTCGCTGGCGGCGTGGATACGGTTGGCAACGACGACGGTGGCAGCGGCGCCCAATCTGGCATGGTGACGGTTCTGCCTATGTCAGTCGCCACCGTTTCCACAATCGGAAATGGCTCCGTAGCAAATCCCAATAACGCAATCGACGGCGATCAGTCAACTTATGCCTCGCTGACGGTCTCAGGAGATGGGAACCAGAACGTGGCGCAACTGACACTTTCGGCCCCAGCCGGAGTTCTGCGCAGGCCGATCACCGTAAATGTTATGGTGATACTAGAGTTCGTAAGCAACTCGCTATCTCCCCAGGGCCTCGTGAATAATCTCTTGGTCACTGCATTGCCAACAAGCAACACCCTGCTGGCCTCGAATGGTCCGGTAGCCATAACAAAGCTTGGTGCTGGACTCCCTGTAAGTACAAGTCCTGCAAGGATTGGAATACAGATACTTCTTGGAACGCAATGGCGCGTCCTGCCCAGCGGATTTGCGACCTCCGGCTCCGCAGAGGTTCGCGTTCACGAAGCATGGGTCGAGGTCAGGGAATGAAGCTCACGGTCCAACTCGGAGAATACGAGGTTACCGTCGACATTCAGCGCAACGGTCACAAGCACGATGAACTCGACTTCATTGCCGCGTGTGGTGACAAGACCGTCACCGGTCGCATGACCGTCACTGGCGGACATGAAAAGACGCGCGAGCAG